ACCCAAGCAACTTTATCGGCGCGTATCGCTGAAGGCAAATTAGGTTTATCTGATTTGCCTCCTGTATTAGCAGCCTATTATGGGCCTGGAGCTCCTAATGCTCAAGCTATTATTTCACACGTTTATCCTGTTAAGATGCCATTGCACATTGCCCAAATGTCAATCCTCCCTGATAGAATTGTTGTTGATAATGCAAAGTGGTTCTCTAACGCTGATGATATTTCACCTGATGAAAAACCTTCTGCTGTTAGATTGTGTCCACCCATTATCGACGATGCTATCGTTCCTGAAGAATCGCTTGAATCCGATAAGCGAACTATTGATGCTCGACTTCTTAAAGTGCATAAGAATATCGATCGTTATACTCCTAAATATGAGGATTACATGACTGAATTCCTAAATTTCTTTTTCCCACGGCCCGGCATGTTAGCTGCCACCGATTTAAGAACTATAATAGAAAATCAAAAACGATCTACACAAAAACGTAACACGCAAAATGTGTTGCCTAATGTCACTGATTATCTTGTTAATATTGATGACCAAAAACGTACTAAGGTGGATTCCTTCCAAAAGAAGGAGGCGTATCCTGCTTCAAAATTGGAGGATCCCGATTTTGGCCCACGTAATATTTCAACGCTCCCTGTTGAGCACTATTTGTTGTATTCGCGATTTATTCAACCATTCTCTGAGTATATGAAAAATATGCCATGGTATGCGTTTGGAAAATCACCATCCCAAATAGCCAATAGGGTGCATGAAGTGTGCGAGAAAGCCATTAATCATCAAGAAACGGATCTTTCCAAATTTGATGGCACTCATACAATGGCCTTAGCCCAGTTTGAAAAACGCGCATTGTTGCGTGGTTATGGTTCACATCATTCACAAGAAATACATGATATTCACAACGCTTTATATAAAGCTGGTGGCCGTACATCATATGGAATTAAATATGAATTAGGTGGTTCACGCCCTTCTGGCGCCACTGAAACATCGGCAATGAATTCTTTTGATAATGGGTTTTTAGCTTATTCAACAGCACGTGAATGTGGAATGTCACCTCGCCAAGCCTGGGATTCTCTCGGCATATATGGCGGTGATGATGGCATTTCTGCTGATTACAAAGCATCCGTTTATGAACGTGTTGCTGCTGATTTAGGGTTAAAACTTAAAGTTAAAGAACGTCCAGCCTATATGCCTGTATCGTTTTTGGGACGTATATATCCTTCACCTCAAGCCAATGGTAACAACATGGCTGACTTGCCCCGGCAATTATCAAAATTGCATGTTCATGCTGGACATGATTTGAAAAATAATTGGATTGGGTTGTATAATAAAGCCATAGGCCATCGTTTTTATGATGGCCGTGGTGTGGCCAGTGATGGTGGCTTGATCTGTTCACCAGATGGCCCATATTATACAACTCCTATCTTATCGGAGTGGGTTGATATGGTGTTACGTTTGTGCCCCACTGAATTTAAGTTGTTTAATGAGCGCTCCATTTCTTGGAAATCAATGGAAGTGCGGCATCATTATGGAACTGATTTAGAAAGTGGAGCCGAAAAAGCTTTGCTGCCCATGGACCTGGTGTACATGCGCCCTAGCCGCCAAATGATGCTGGATATTGCTGTTGCATCGCTTGGTGTGTGTGAAGATGATATTTTAAAATATTGCAAACATTTAAATGAATTAAAAGATATCAAGGATTTAAGGCCGTTAAAGGATACTATTGTTATCCCCGCTGTCAATACGCAGCGGGGTGCCAATGTTGCTTCAGTTGTCCGAACTTATCCAACTCGGCTGTTTGATATCTGGCCCGAAGTGGCCGATGGAACTATTGATGTAATGGAAATAGTACATTATGATCCATTAACGTTGCATGAAGCAATGACTCGCTACACTTCTGATGTTGCCTTAGAATTTTCTGCGCCCAAGCAAGTTATATATGATTTAACTGGGGGTGTTGGCGGATTCTGTGTATCAGCTGTAAGGCGTAGCACTGCAGGTCATGTAACTATATATGAACAATCAGCAGAACGTAATCAACGATTAACTGCCCTTTTTGGGGCATTGATGCCAGGTGTATTTGGCGAACATAAGGGGGAAGAGGAAAAATATCTTGCCATTAAAAGCAAGTATTATTCTGATACTCTTGCACCTGGATCGTTTGTTTGTATTGATCCGCCATGGGGCACCATGGATCGCAAACACTATCCCGTTGGGGGTATCACATATAATGGGCAGCCATTAAATGTGTTTATCCCTTCTTTGGGACCAGTGGACACCGTGGTGGTAAATCTTCCACCATCGTATATTTTTCCGCGATTACGCAGGATTTCATACAAATATAAAATTAAATACGTTGATGTTAAAGCGCATGCGCGCTCGCATAAAGTGATCCGTGATTTAAAGCAACAATCAGCATTGGGCGTAACGAATAGGCTGGTTATCATTAAGGTCACTTATGATGGTATTCAAGTTGTTGATGCAACTAAATTGGCTGTGGATACAGTTTGTGCCACTATATCCACACCTAGGGAAAGTAAGGATGAGTTGACTTCCTTACCAAGCACTAACTTTAATGTTAATGCGCCTGGCCCAGATGATATGGATGAAGATGATGATGGGAAGAATGAACGAAAATATGAATCTAAACCTTCTCGTCCACCATTTGATTTCTCCAAGTATGTCCCCAAGTCGCCAACGACTTTGCCTAAGGATATGTTGGGGGATATCACTGATGGAATGGCTACTATGAGCCTTGAAGCTACACCTCCATATTCACCTTCATCACCCCACCAATCACCCTATAAGGAGCCCACTCCTTCGTTTGGATTGGGGTTTTCTCCTATGGCATTGCCGCCATCAATAGTGGCCGTTACTGCGTCCACTTATCCTAGGCTAATGTCATCATTTGTACCAGCTAGTACAGTGACTACAACGAGTGAATCAGTCACCACTACTTTTCCTACCCAAGGATTGACCCTATCCGTGCCGTTATTTGGCCAATACCAAAATAACAGTGCGCCTAGGACCAACCCCGCTTCAGCGCGGGGCCACCAGCCGTGAGGCTTATGGGAGTGTTTATAACTTAGCATAAACACTATAAATATATTTGGACTATGTCCCGCCTAGCTAGGTTATAAGGCGC